AAGAGAGATTATTGAATTGAATGATGACAAGAATCCTGGCTATGGTTCTTATGAGCACAAGAAAGCGCTTTGGCTCACTCTTATGTCTGTCAATATTCTAGAAGGTGTTCGTTTCTATGTAAGCTTTGCTTGCTCATGGGCGTTTGCAGAGCTGAAGAAAATGGAAGGCAATGCTAAGATTATTAAGTTTATTGCTCGTGACGAAAATCTCCACCTGGCAGGGACTCAGCAGCTCCTGAAGGTTCTGCCTAAAGATGATCCAGACTTTGCCAAGATTGCTGAAGAAACAAAGGATGAAGCAGTAAAGCTTTTCGTTGCAGCAGTCGACCAAGAGAAGTCTTGGGCTAAATATTTGTTCAGGGATGGTTCTATGATCGGTCTGAACGAGAAATTGCTCAGTGACTATATAGAATGGATTGCGAATAAAAGAATGACTGCTGTTGGTTTACCTTCACCCTATAAGGGTGGATCCAATCCTCTACCTTGGACTCAGAAATGGATTAGTGGTGCAGAAGTCCAAGTTGCTCCTCAGGAAACTGAGATCACAAGTTATGTGGGTGGTGGGGTTAAAAAGGATGTCAACGAAGAAACATTTAAAGGATTTAGTCTATAATGGCAAAAGAAGAAATACCAACTCAAGTCTGCGAGGAGTGTGAAGCTGAATTCACAATCCTACATGGTGAGCTTGATCAACCAACCTTCTGTCCTTTCTGCGCAGCTGATCTAGAAATTGATCTAGATGAAGAAACTGAATGGGAAGTTGAAGATTGGGATGAAGAGGAACTATAAATACTCCAAAAATGGAGTATATTATGGAATTTCTTTGGTATTATAATGGTGAGCCTTTAGAAGAATCCTATAGGCAAGAACTAATTGAGGAGGGGGTTATCGGATTTGTATACTGTATAACTGAAATACCAACTAATAAAAAATATATTGGTAAGAAGTTATGGGTTTCAAAAAGAAAACTTCCTCCTCTAAAGGGTCAAAAACGTAAAAGAACTAAAATAGTTGAAACTGATTGGCGAACATACTATGGTAGTTCTGATCTAGTTAACCAACTTCTTAAAGAGCATGGTGAGTCTCATTTCCATAGAGAAATTCTACATTTCTGTTATAATAAGTCAGAACTGAGTTATCTAGAAGCTAAAGAGCAGTTTGACAGGAACGTATTACTTTCAGAAGAATACTATAATGGTATTATCAATTGTAGAATAGGGGGTAGAGGTCTTGAGCGACTCAAATGAAAACACCTACACACAAAGACAATGGGATAGAGCGGTCGGTTGGGGTAAGGTTCCTAAAGAATACGAAACGCCAAAGAAATGATTGAATACGATTACCAAGCTTATCTAAAATATACACAACATAGAAAATGGTTTAATAAACTTTATGTTGCAGAAACTCTTGGTTATGATTGTGGTCCTTCTGGAATAGCACCAACGAAAACTGGTAAATATATAGTAAGACCTATATACAATTTGAGCGGTATGGGTGTTGGTGCTGAAGTTAAAGAGATAGAGGCTGGTGATATTTCTAAAACGCCGCCTGGTTATTTCTGGTGCGAATTCTTTGAAGGGAATCAATATTCAGTTGACTACGAATTTATCCATGGTAAAGTTGGGGAATGGAGACCATTAAACTGTTACCGTGGAGTTAAAAACGAAACTAATCTATCAAAGTTTACTTCTTGGCATAAAGACGATTACTACCCCGATGTGCCTAGACAGTTTAATGAGCTTTCAGAAGTTTCTATAATTAACATAGAATTTATAGAAGATAAACCTATTGAAGTTCATTTAAGAAAATCCCCAGATCCAAAATGTAAAGATTTTGTCCCTATTTGGTCTGAGGATCAAGAAACGCTTGACTTTTTTACCGAGTTGGGTTATACTTATGTTGAGTCTTATGAAGACGCTGATGGGTTTCTAAAGACTCCGAGACTAGGTTTTATGATAAGATAATGGAGAAATATCATGGCATGGCCTTCTAAAAACCGTCCGCGCAAAGGGCGTCGTAAAATTGGTTCTTCGAAGCGCAAAGCGCGCCGAGCGCGTAAATGAGCGTAGTAGAAGAACTATATATTAAAGTAGCTGAGTTCCACAATATTACAGTTCAAGAATTGATTAAAAGGACTGTAAAGGGTGAGCAGCTAATTCATCAATACCATACTAGAAACGGTTTTATTAGTTTTTAATTTATCGCTCCTGTAGCTCAATGGTTAGAGCTGGTTTTTTTTTGTATAAATATTGCTGATCGCGGTGTTACCAGCACCCATCAGCTCTAGAAATATAGAAGGAATTTCCAGCATGACTATTTATCTTTATGTTAAAACGCATAATATAACTGGGTTGAAATACCTAGGTAAAACGACAAGAGATCCATTCAAATATCATGGATCAGGATTATACTGGAAAAGACATTTAAAACGTCATGGTTATGATATAACTACTGAAATAATCTATGAAACAGAAGATAAAGAATCGTTTAAAGAGATAGCTATAGAATATAGTAAAAAGTATAATATAGTGGAATCTGAAAAATGGGCTAATCTAAGGGAAGAAACTGGAGATGGTGGATTTAGTTTAGAATCACAGTTTAAAGGGTATATAAATGGTCATAAAAAGAGGTGTGAGGCTGGTGGTAGAGCTGTAGTAGAAAAAGGATTAGTTTGGGATTCAGAAGCTGCCAAAATTGCTGGTTCAAAGGGTGGTAAAGGAAATAAAGGAATCCCAAAAAGTGAAGCGCACAAAGAAAAATTGCGTGAAACTTGGAGAAAGAAAAAAATAGCTTCTGAAGTGTAAGGGTTGCACGGGCCGCTCATAACGGTTAAAGACGGGGTTCGACTCCCTGCAGAAGCACCATTTATTTTGAGGTTGTAATGGATCATCTTACTTCTATGAGAGAATGCGGTATTGAGGGGGTTGATCAACTTCTTTGGGTCACTGCTGACTCTGGCGGTTATGGGGATCGAACTGATGGTCCGCTCTTCGATTGGATCCAAGATTCGAAACACTTTATGTCACATGTAAAGAACTTTGACACTGTAATTCAAGCTGGTGGAAATTGTGGTATGTATCCGCGATTCTACCGAAATTATTTTAACAACGTTTACACCTTTGAACCTGACGATCTAAACTATTATTGTCTTGATCAGAATTGTCAAGGTGAAGGATTTCATAAGTTTAAAGGTGGTCTTGGTAATACAACTGAGAAATTTGCCATCCGTAAGCCAAACGACAGTAATGTCGGAATGCACTATATAGTTGATACGCCTGGAAAAGTGCAAATGTATCGCATTGACGATCTAGAATTAGAACAATGCGATCTCATTCACCTTGACATTGAAGGGTATGAGAGCAAAGCTCTTGCTGGTGGCTTAAAAACCATCGAAAAATTTAAACCAGTTATTGTAACAGAACGAGCAATCGGCGCAGAAGTAATTATTCCTATGGGATATGAAATGGTCCAAAGGATGAGAATGGATGCGTTATTTGTTTACAAGGAGTAATAAATGAACGTAGTAATTTACACTAAAGAAAATTGTAATTATTGCATTTCTGCTAAAACCTTTCTTAAAAGCAAAGGCATTCCTTACCAAGAAATGGCGCTTGGTTTAGACTTTACAAGGGAAACTTTGTTGGAAATGTTCCCTTCGGCTAAAACCTTTCCAGTAGTTGTTGTCGATGGGTTTAATATCGGTGGGTTCCAAGAACTTACTAAAATGATTAATGAACAAACGCAAACTAGCGGTAAATATCTGACAGAAGGAGAATGGAACGGTGCTTGATCGCGATGCATTGATTATGGACCTGCGGACGAACGTGGTTGAAGTTACTTTTAATAAAGTTTCAGATGGCTCAAAACGAGTAATGCGTTGCACGTTAATGAAGCAACATTTACCCGAGAGTTATCGAGAGAACATCGAAGAAGAAACTCAAGAAAAGAATTTCCATAAAGAAAATCCAGAAGTTGTAGCAGCTTGGGATGTTCAAAAAGGCGGATGGCGTTCTTTCCGTATGGATAGCGTTCAATACGTTCAGATTGTTGATGGTTATTAATATGGATTCTAAACCAGTTATTGGTTTTACTTGTGGCGCGTTTGATCTTTTTCATGCGGGCCACAATATCATGCTTAGGGACTGTAAGACCAGATGCGATAAACTTATCATTGGTCTACATACAGATCCAAGTATTGACAGACCCGAGAAGAATAAACCTATTCAATCTATTTACGAAAGATATATTCAACTTATTAACAACAAATGGGTCGATGAGGTTATTCCTTACGATACAGAATACGATCTGTTAAGCCTTCTTTCTACAACTCCAATTGATGTTAGATTCTTAGGTGAAGATTATATTGATAAAAAGTTTACAGGTGATGATTTTTGCGAAGAATGGGGTATTAAAGTTTTATTTCTTCCAAGAAGGCACGAATTTAGTTCTAGCGAATTGAGAGAAAGGGTGAAGAATGCAGGGGTTTGAAGAGAACGAAATTTCTAAGAATGCTAATGGTGGAACAGAACTTTCTAAACGTGCAATCGGCGCTTTGATCCCACAGGAACTTTCTTCAGAGTTTCAAGTAATTGCTTCAAGGGTTCGTGAATTGAATGATAATAAGATTCGTGTTTATTGGCATCACGATCTAGCTGAAGACCCTGAAGTTCAACACTTGAAGCACCAGCACAACTTGGAAAAATATCATAAGTTTGTTTTCGTTTCTAACTGGCAGCTTGAAGGATTTAAGACTAAACTTGCTATGCCTTTAAATGAAAAGGTTGCTGTAATTGAGAATCCTATTACGCCGATTGAATATGCTGAGAAACCAAAAGACAGAATTAATCTAATTTACTTTTCAACACCTCAACGTGGTCTTGATATTCTGGTTCCTGTTGTTGAACTTCTAGCTCAGAAATATTCAAATATTCATCTAGATGTATTCTCTAGCTTTAAGATTTATGGTTGGGATCATGCTGATGAGCAATTTGAACCTCTTTATAATAGAATCAGAGAAAACGCTAACATGACCTATCATGGTTATGCTGATCAAGAAACTATTAGAGCTTATCTCCAGAAAGCTCATATCTTGGCTTATCCTAATACTTGGGAAGAAACTTCTTGTAGGGTGCTGATTGAATCAATGTCAGCTGGACTAATGTGTGTTCACCCAAATTATGGTGCATTGCCTGATACTAGCGGTGGGCTTACTTCGATGTATCAATTTAACGAGGATAAAAATAAACATGCCAAAGTATTCTACGAATATCTAGAGCATGCTATCAACGTTGTAAATACTGAATCAGCCGATAATTATCTACGGTTTGTTAAAACCTATGCTGATAGTAGATTTAATATCGAGAAAATCTCTTCTCAGTGGCAGAGCATGATGGAAACTCTGCTGAAACAGTATCCAGACGAGTCTTCTAGAAAACTCAAAACTGAACAATTTGTCTACCGGACATAAATATTGTAGTTGACTTCTTGCTAATAATAATTTATAATAAGGCTTAAGATGACCTCAAATAATGTCATAACCTTCCCTAAGCCCTACGAAGGGCCAATGATAAATGGTAAATCTGTGAAAGAGATCCATGACAACGTAGAGATGATGAAACAGTATCACATACAAGAAACTGTTTATAACCTCGCACCGTTGATTTTTAATCATCTTGAGGTTTCAGGCTTCGAACTTGTTGATGAAGATGACAACATGCTCTCTATCAGAGACGGCGCTTTGATACTTGAATCAATCAAATCTCTTCTCAGTAAACATTATAACATTTATCACCCGTTCCAGACGCTATCTGAACATGTCTTTTTAGACGACGAACCTGGCACGCTAAAAATAGCAGAATCCCTAAATATTGAAATGATAGATCCAGAAAACAAAGGTGAAATGTGATTGTAATTGATCTTAGCCAAGTCATGCTTTCTAATTTAATGATGCAACTTGGTAACCATACTAATGCGAAGATTGAGGAAAATATGGTAAGGCATATGATTCTTAATTCTTTGCGTTCTTACAAAATGAAATTTGGTAATGAGTATGGCGAACTTGTAATTGCTGCTGACAATTACAATTATTGGCGCAAGAAGTTTTTCCCTTACTACAAAGCAAATCGTAAAAAGAGTCAAGAGAAGTCTGATCTTGATTGGAACGCTATCTTTGAAACTCTTAATAAGATTCGCCAAGAAATTAAAGAATATTTCCCGTACAGAGTTATTGAAATTGAGTCAGCAGAGGCTGACGACGTAATTGCAACTCTAGTTCGCGAGCATAGCGAGAAAGAACCAATTCTTATTCTTTCCGGTGATAAAGACTTTATCCAACTTCATATCTGGCCTAACGTTAAACAGTATGATCCAGTACGTAAACGCTGGATCACTCATAACGATCCGGAACAGTATCTAAGAGAACATGTTCTCAAGGGCGATAGTGGTGATGGTGTTCCCAATGTTCTTAGCGAAGACAATTGCTTTGTTATTGGCCAGCGCCAAAAGCCATTGACTGCGAAACGTATTGAAAAGATTCTTAATACTGACCCTGATAATCTTGAAGGAAATATTGCTCGTAATTATTTTCGTAATGCTATGTTGATTGACCTTAGTAATGTGCCTGAAGAAATTAAAGAGAAAGTTATTTCTTCTTACAATGAACAAGCTGGTAAAGACCGTTCTAAACTTATGAACTATTTTATCAATAATAAACTTAGAAACCTAATGGAAAATATCGGAGAATTCTAAAAATGGTAATTGGTATTGCAGAGATCCTGACCAAGATCTCTAAAATGAAAAAAACTCAAGAGAAAATTGACGCCCTTAAAGCTAATGATTGTCTCGCTCTGAGGATTATGATTCAGGCGGCATATGACCCTAACGTTACATTTGCTTTGCCCGAAGGCGCACCACCTTATAAGCCTAATGATATGCCTGACCAAGAGCATGTCTTTAGAAAAGAGGCTGATAAGGTTAAATACTTCATTAATGGCTTTTATCCTAATCTAAAACAGAATAAGCGAGAAATGATGTTCATCGAATTCCTTGAGCGTATTGATCCTAAAGATGCAGAGATGCTATTAGCAGCAAAAGACAAAAAGAAAATCCCAGGCATTAGTATGAAACATATTAACGAAGCACTTCCGGGGCTGATTCCTAATGGCTAAAACTAAGCGGAACGTTAGCCGTTGGGATGACGAAGAAGAATATCGTGGTAAAAACTTTAACCGCGAAAACAAACATCATGAGAAAAGGCTTCAGCGCGCTTTAAAAACTGGAGACTTTTCTATGCTTGAAGAAGAAGAGTATGACGAAGATGGGTTTAAATGGTGATGCCTAGTTATTACTTTCAAAACAAAGAAACTGGTGAAGTTTTTGAATCTATTATGTCTATTGCTGAGAAGGAACAATTCCTTCTAGATAATGATAACATCAAACAAATGGTATCTGCTCCTTTAATTCATTCTGGCAGAGGTATGGGTAAACCTGATGATGGCTTTAGAGATCTTCTAAAAGATATGAAAAAGAAGAATTCTAAAGGATTTTCAAGGAGCAGTATCAACACTTTTTAAGGGGATCTTATGGTTGAATCTCAAAGACTAACAAGAAAACAAAGAAGATTACAACGCCTAAAGAGAAAATTAGATAAAGAGCAAGGTAAAGAATCTGCACCATTAAAGAAAGCTTTAGAACTAAAGCAGATTAACCCCCTGACCGAAAATCAGAATAAAGCATTTGATGCTTATGATGATGGTAAAAACTTAGTTTTACATGGAATTGCTGGTACTGGTAAAAGTTTTATTTCTTTATATTTGGCTTTAGACGATATTTTTAACTTTGAAGGCGACGAACGTAATTATAATAGAGTTGTGATTGTAAGAAGCGTTGTTCCTACTAGAGATATGGGTTTTTTGCCAGGAAAACCTAAAGAGAAATCTGAAGTCTATGAAGCGCCGTATGTTGCGATCTGTCAAGAACTTTTTGGTAGAGGTGACGCGTATACAATACTTAAGACTAGAGGCGATTTAGAGTTTATTACTACTTCTTTTATCAGAGGTGTAACTCTTAATGATTGTATTATTATTGTAGACGAAATTGCAAATATGACTCTACATGAACTAGATTCAGTTATTACTCGAGTTGGTAAGAATTGTAGAATTATTTTCTCAGGAGACTTCAGACAGTCTGATTTTACAAAGAGTAATGACAGGTCTGGACTTCTGAAGTTTATAGAAATCACTAAGAAGATGCGATCTTTCGAGTTTGTTGACTTTAGCGAAGAAGATATTGTTCGCAGTAGTATGGTAAAAGACTATATAATACAGAAAGACCGGCTTGGTATAACAGTTTAGTACCAAAAAGGGGCTTGACTGGCCCCTTTTTTTATAGTATAATAGTGGTGTAATTGAGGATAGAAAGATGTTTACACAAACTCAAATCGAAGAACTTGTTGATCTGCTAATTGGGCTAGACGAGAACACCAAGGTTTACCTTGGCTGTGACTCTGTTCGTTACATTAAAAGTGAGCGTCAGATGGCCCGCTTTGCGACAGTATGTATTGTTCATATGAATGGTAAGAACGGTTGCCGTATCTTCTCAAACATTAGTCACGAACCTGACTATGATATGAAGCCGAGCCGTCCGAAGATGCGTATGATGAACGAAGTTATGAAGGTTTGTGAGCTTTATAATCAACTTGCACCTTTTATTGACGAGTTTGATGTGGAGATTCATCTTGATATTGCAACTGACCCACGTCAAGGTTCGAACTGTGCTGCTAATGAAGCAGCTGGATACGTTCTTGGTATGACTGGTGTTGAACCGAAGCTAAAGCCTGAAAGTTTCGCATCAAGTTTTGGTGCTGACCATGTTGCAAATAAAGGAAACTAGATGTCTTGGAATAATGTAATCCCTGCTGATCTTTTAGTTGGCGAAGTCGAACTTGAACCAAAAGAGATTGAAAATCCTGAAGTGACTATCCCCGATGAGTTGGTTACAGACTGTCTTGTCAAGTATAAGATTGACGATTACGGTATTGCTGGCTTTCGTGATCACCCTGCCTTTGCAGAACTGAAAAAGGTTTTGATTAGCAGAGGTTATGTAGAAGAACCTGAATACCCTTGTTGGAATGGTGATAGGGTTGTAAAGCGATTTGTCTTCAACGGTTTTCAGTTGGAAGTTGGTGACAAGTTCTATTGCGCTGGTGCATGGAAAACAATGATGAAAGTGAGGGATAATAAATGACATACGGTGAGAAAGCAGCAGCACTTATTTTCTTTGCGTGCGGATTTTTTATTGGTGGATTGGGCGGTCTCGCTTTGGGACACGATCTTACGATGAATGAGGTAAATCAAAATGTCACTAACGAGTAAAGCGCAAGCCTATGATGTTCTTGTTCGAGAACTATTCGTATTGCTTGATCAGGTCGAAGAAACTGAAGAAGGACGTATTTTTCGACCTGTTCAAATCTCTTGTTGTCGTGAAAGGGATCGGTTGAAGTTGGAACATGTTTTGAAAGAACTGAAGAACACATTGGATGATTGGGGATGAAAATGAAAATTGAAATTGAAATGATGACTGATAGTCATGATTGTGAAACATGCGGTGGCACTTGGGCTGAAGGCGGTATTGTTTATGTAGACGGTAAAGAGGTGTTGCGACGAGAGCCTGTAGCATATTGCTTTGGAGTGCCAACCTTCTCTGAACACGATTTGTTGGTAATGGCGCTGAAGAAGATTGGCGTTGAAGTTACTGTTGACGGACAACAGTTTCAAGTGTATAGTCACGATGATGAATACCACGGATTTAGTTTGGATGATGGAAAATGAATGACGATTTGATGAACCGCTTAGATACGTGTTGGGCGATGCTTGAAGAAGAAGGCTTTTACACAAAGGCCAATACAGTAATGCTTGCGAAAAATCGCATCGAAGAACTGGAACGCGAAGTTGAAACACTTCGCAAAGCACTTGATGTTAAAGCAAACTCTGGAGGATTGGGGATGAAGTTTATTACCAACCATGGTCGTATTAAAATCGAAATGGAAGTCCACGATGATAGCACTCTTGATGAAGTGTTAGAGGAGTTTGAGAACTTTCTTCGTGCTTGTGGTTATGTGATTGAATATAACCAAGTTCTTACTATGGTGGATATGGACAATGAATGATGACATAAAGGAGAAACTTTACCATTGGCTTTATTGTGCTGATCCCAACGTTCCTTGGGATTTGTTTCAAGATGTAAAAAAAGCAAGATCCCGCATCGAAGAACTTGAACACGAAGTGGAAACACTTCGCAAAGCACTTGATGTATACCAACGAGAGCGTGATCGGTTTCGTCATGCCAATCCCGAAATCACTGGCGAATACTTTTTGACTGGTGGTTATGGCGAACGGGACTACAATCTGTTGCCAGAGTTTGTTACCGTCTGCCCCGCTTATGGAGCAGGTTGGGAGCAGGTTTATACCAAGACTGAACGAACTGTTTCTTACGAAGGGAGTTAACTATGAGTAATGATTGGCAATCTTACTTTATCTTCTTACTCGTAGCCACTGGTTTTATCGTGGTTCCGATTGTGATTGTCGTGTCATTTACGTCACCTGTTGACGGCAATAGGCGTTCGCATTATATTGAATGTGAACAACGAGGTGGTGTTGTGATTGTGGAAAAATATGAGTTCACCTGCATCTCACGAGACGCTATTATTGAAATTGGAGATTGATGATGAAACTTAGAGTTCGCAACAACTGGGAAAACTACGAATGGACGCTAGATGGTTCATTTGTTGATGTGAAGAATATTGACACTGTGACTATTGAAGGCTGGAACTACAATGTTCGAGCTGTTCGAAAGAACAACGCAGTGTATGATCACGGTCATAGTTATAACACCGAAACTTACGATCTTGAAATCGAGTCAGAGGTTGCTGATGTAACTGTGTGGGTGAGCCTATATGAGAATCCAAAACTTCTCGCTAAAGTAACTAATTTGGGTATGGTGAAATAAATGAAAACGTTTAAGGTGAATAGGGACTCTTGGCACTATCGCTTTCAAGATGCAATGGAAGTTGACCCTTGGCAACGAACTGATTTCTGCTCATATTGGCGTGGGTTTGTAATCGCTTGTATCATGGCTACATTCTTCACCGCGCTTAGTGTTAGCATGGTGGTTTGGATCGCTTGGACCAGCTATCTTATCGGCGACGTTCTCAGTTATTATTCTATGGATTTACCTCTTGGGTTTGATGGTTATCTTTTGGCGATTGTTCAGGCTTTTTCGGGCTTGACTGTCATGGCTGTTATCGCGTATGTTATTTGGTTGTTGTCTGGTGTTGGCATTCGCGGTAAGTCTCGGAATGACGAAACGAAGCAACCGGGTCTATTCAAGACCAAATACCAGTCTTGGAAAGATCGGGTATGCTATAAGGTAGAGTTTCACGACTGATAAAAACCCTTGACAGTCGTCTATAATAGTAGTATACTAATGATGTGAATAAATGGAGAAGACCAATGACTGACCAAGACCTGATCCACCACCTCCGCAACAGCAAAGGCTGGCCGACGCTAGGAAACGCCGCAGCAGACCGCATCGAGACGCTGATCGCAGAGCGTGACCGCGCAGCACAAGAAGCCCGCGCGGTGGCGTTGCGGGAGGCGGCGGAACACCATTTTCGTCATGCACGGGGCTATACGAAGACGGGGCAAGAGCGAGACGCAGCGGTTCATACTGCCCATGCTACGGCCATCCTCGCCCTCATGGACACCA